CACATAGACCGCGTTGTTCACCACGGTCATGTTCTTGATCGTGAAGCCCGGCTTGAAGGTGGACCAAGCCGTGATGTTGCCGGCCGTGAAGTAGCTCAGCACGTAGATCGTGCCCGCGAGGTAGAGCCAATAGCGTCCCTGGATCGGCTGCACCACCGAGCGCGCGTTGAAGGTGCCATAAGTGTCATCGCGCATGACCGGGATCAGGAGCTGGTCAATGGCTGATCCTACGTCAGAGACCGACGCCGCCAGGTTCACGGTCAGCGCTTTGAGGCTGCGCACGCCACTGTCCGAGAGGAACAGGACATCGCCGGTGCCGAACTGGGTGATCGACCACGGCGCGTTGGAGCCGATGCGCAGCACCTGGGACAGGTTGTCCAAATCGGGGTCGGGATCGAGCGACCAAATCTGCGTGGTCTGGCGGGCGAACACCGCCATCTTGTCGTAATAAACCTCCATCGCCGTCGAGTACTCGCCCTCAGGGTCGTTCAGGGACAGGTCGATAAACCCGGCACCAGGGTGAGCGACGTTGGCAGGGTCAAGCACGCTCGGGTCGTTCGTGCCGGAAAACTGAAGGTCGTTCCCGTCCACCCGGTACATCTTGGTTTTCCAGGTGCGCGAGTAGGTGCCGGACATGACAGCGCTGCCCGCAGCGTTCCGCAGCGAGGTATCGTGCCACCAGACATACCAGCGGGTAGCGTCGTTGCCGGTGACCTGGAACCTCCCAGTGCCGTAAGCTTCGGCGTCATAGAGCGTGCCTAGCGTCTGCATGTTGCCGGCTGGCTCCAGGGCGTGTCCCACCATCGGCACCGGCGCGAACTGCGGGATCGGGATGGGTGTAGCGCTGACAGCGAAGAAGTGCAGCGTGTCGTTCTGCCCCTCCATCAGCGAGTATTCCGACGGGATCACGCCCAAGGGGACAAACGCCAGCCGCTTCTCGATCTCGCCGCCCTGGTTGAGCACGGCGTTTTCCAGGATGCGCAGGGAACCACCGGGGGCGGTCAACGGCGTCTTGCGCACGTCCAGGCCCTGACGAAAATCGTCTATCGAAAAGACTTTGGTGGTGCCTGGCCCGCTCGCCACGGTTCAGTGTCCCGTAGGCCCCGAGCCATAGCCCGGCGGGACATAGTCCAGCCCCAGCGTCGGCGCGCGGCCCCAGGTCGAGCTATCCCCGCCGCTGCCGCCGATCACGAAGGGGTTGCTCTTATGGGTGTGCTGGCGCACCCGATGCCGGCGCATCGCCTCGTTGGCCTGGGTGAGTTTGAGGCCCGCGTCCTTGGCGCCGTCACGGGCCAGGATTTCGGCCGCGGCGTAGAGCACGATCAGGTTGTCCGGCAGTGTGCTGAGGTCACTGTCGTCGACCATCTTCAGGACCGTCTTGGTTCCCCACATGCGCAGGAACGGGGCCATGGTGGCGGCGCTGCTGTCCGGGACCGGCCAGACCTCGAACATGTTTTGATCGGGGTCATGCATCCAGCGCCGCGTGGGCCAGGACTGGGTAGCGAAGGCCATTTCCGCCGGACCGATGCCATAGGTGACTTCGTTCAGCGGTTCCGGCGCGAACAGCCAAACATGGTTGATGTCGTCAAACGCCAGGTCCGTGGGATAGGTGTAGAACTGCTGCCCCGGCGCGAGGTCGGTGTCCCGATGCACGATCAGCTGCGGCCAATCGTATTCCTGGTATAATCTCACCTGGGTGCGGTTGATGTAGTAGAGCAGCGTGTCCCGGTCGTTGATGCCGTGAACGATGTTCGTCGAGTGCCCGACTTCGGCCCGCAAGTCGGTCAGCATGTCACTGAGCTGGCGCTGCACGGCCATGATGGCTTACCCCCGTCCGCGCGTCTTGGCGCCGAGCAGCTGGCGCGTGCTGGCGGTCTCGGCCAGGGCACCACCGTCCACGTCCGGGATATGATCGGCCGTGCGCGGCGCGCTGGTGCCCTCGCCGCGGACATTGTGCCGGGCACGGAACGCTGCCGGGTCGGGCATGTCGGGCTTGGGCGACGGTGTGACGCCCGCCAGCGCATTGGCGACGGTGCGCTGGACGAACTGTTTGTCGGTCTCCTGGGTAATCACCGGATCGGTGTCCGTGTCCCCCGTGTCCCCAGCGAACTGGTCGCCGAACATGTCCGCCATCTCGGCCTGAAGCGCCTTCGGGGACGGGGTTTGAGACGCATCCATGGGCGGGTCCACCACCGGGTCCACGAACACCACTTCGGTGTCCCCGGTCGGCGTCAGCGCGTCGATGGGCCGCAGCCGCGGCGGCGTCGGCTCCATGCGGGCCGGCCGGGCGACGGTGATGGGCTTGTGGCATTTGGGGATGGTGCCATCACCCAGGGGCAAGCGGGGCCGTGTCCCAGGGAACACCGATTTGACGGCGTCCTCGGGATAGGTCACCCGCAAGCGTTCAAGCATCTCGTCGTTGGAAATATCCAGCTCGCCCACGACGGCGATCTCGGACACGGCGTCATCGCCGTGCAAGTGCTGGAGCACCAAGAGTTCGGGGAACAGGACCGGGTTGCCCCGACCCCGGGACACGACCTGTTCCCGGTCGCCTGCCAAAGCAACGTCACAGCGTAGCACCTGGAACTTTGTCAGCATGGCAACCGGGAACTCCCTTAGTGTTAGTATTCAGGCGATCTCGTAGACGCCAGAGCTGTTCAGCTGCTGGGCCACGACCTGGCCTGTGTGGGTCATCGACTTGTACATGACGAACTGGTTATAGGGCCGGCTCGGCGTGAACTTATGATCCCACTCGCCGTCCATCTTCATGAGGAAGATGTGCCGGGGGTCGAACCAGTAGGCCCGCTTGGTGAACCCAAGATCGTCCAGGGTCGGATCGTATTCGATGGTTGTGCCCATGAACCGCAGCTGGCCCATGGACCCATCTTGCGTGCCGGTGAACCCGGTCATGCTGTAGTTGCCGTTGGCGCGCAGCTCGATCTCCAACGCGTTGATGAACGCCGACCCGGCGAGGAACTTGGACGGCCGGCCGCCATAGCGGATGAGCTGGCGGTACTCGTTCTGGAGGAACTGGAGCAGCACGCCGCCGCCCGTCGTGGCCGAGGCAATCGCGCCGCGCCCGCCGGCCGTGCCATAGGCCGCCGTCGCCGCCCGGTTCTGCCACCACGTATTGGTGCGCGCGAGACCGCCCGTTGTCCCCGCGTTGGGGACCGCGAGGATGATGCTTTGCAGCCCGGCCAGCGCCTTCGGATCGGCGGTGCCGTCACCCCACAAGAGGGTGTTCATGTTGCGCGCATACTGCTCGCCGAAGTCATCCAGCTTGTCCTGCAAGAGGTTGACCAGCACGGTGACCTCGCGGTCGCTGTGCTTGGACAGGCCCTCGCCGTTGCCCTCCTCGTCGGTGACCGAGATGCCGTCGATCTTGAGTTCGGTGTGGGTTAGCGTGATGCCGATGTGATGCTCCCGCCAGGGGTAGTTGGCGCGCTTGATGTTGGCGGGCGTGTAGAACCCGACCGTGTCGTTGTGGGTGTAGCCCACGACATGGTCGTTGACGCCGCCGGCGCCGTAGTCGCCCTTGACCGCGACGGAGATATTACCCTTGCCGCCGGGGAAGCTCTTGGCGCCGCTCTCCATGAACTTGAGCAGCGGCTTGGACTGGATGCTCTGTTTGAAGGTGTCTCCCTTGTTGAGGTAGAAGTCGAGGGATGCGTTCGCGATGTTGGTTACTTCGCCTGCTGTGAAAGCCATGACCTGGTTGTCCCGATTGTCAGGACGCCCGGCGCATATTCTCCAACGCCATGACGGCAGCTTCCTTCATGGACTTCGGTTCAAGCGCGGGCGCGGGGGTGCCATGGCTGCCGGACGGCGAGCGCCGGGTCGGCTGCGGCGCGGGACGTGCCCGCAGTAGCAGCGTCGTGGCCTCGTCGTATGCCGCCTGCACCAGCTGGCGCGCTTCGGCAGGGGACTGGGGCGCACCCCGCTCCTGCAAAAGCGCCTGACCGATGCGGCGGACGGCAGCCGCCTTGACCGGGTAGTCCGGGTCCTTGCGCCTGGTCTCCGCTTCCCACTCGTCAATCGTCGTTCGCACGGCAGTGACCCGCCGTTCGGTTTCCGCCTGTCCCTGTTCCGCCGATT